TTGTATCATATCAGCAAAGCCAGTGATCCTGCCTACAAGTGATTCTATACGACCCTCATACATTCTTGGCGCAACTATACTGTAATTCATTTTAACCTTAGTGTAATCACTCTTGACCCTCATCATATTGTCAGCCTTCTCCCACTTAATAAGTTTGTCTGCGCCTAAAATATAAGCACCTTCGTATAAACACTCTACGGATTTAGACAGCTTGTCATATTTTCCTTCTAAACTTTTAGGTGGATTAAAGCTATCGTCTTTTTTCATAGCTTTTTGACCACCCATACCTGTTTCTTTTATTTTGTAAACCTCGTTCATGTAGGTTTTGTAATTAAAATAAAGTATATCTACTTTATTATTATCACCTTCTTCTGGCATAGATTTACCACGTACGCCATAAGAACTTCCACTACTTGTTCTTGAAATTTTTTCTAGCTCCTTATGATCTAAGTATGGGAATTGTTTTTTAAGTTCATTTATAGGTATTGACTTTACTTCTCCAACGTAATATAAGTCTTCAAAGTAAGGAGAGTCTGTATAAGAGTAGACTAGATTTGCTGGATCAACATACTCAATGGTTACGCCCTCAGCCGTATTAAATCCTGTTTTAGCAGCACCAATACCTAAAACCGTTAAGTCTTGATAAAACCTTCTTTTTATCAAACTATACCTATTGCCTTTCATGAGTGTTTCTATAGCCTGCTCTTCTGCTATCTCAACTTCTTGCTTATACGAAAGCTGCATGTGCAGCTTAAACTCCTCGTCGGACGTTGGTAAAGTATCTGGATTTCTCGACGATGGTGTTATCCCAAAGTTTTCTTCACAAAACTCATAAAAGTCTTTGAGCTTCATGTCTTTTTCAATACTCTTCATGTATTCCGTTCTCTTAACAACACCATAAGGATCTTGAGAAAACGCTTTAACCTTGTATAATCTTTCTGCAATACCATTAACCACTATGTCTACAAACTTGGATATAATTGGAACAGGCGTCCAATCTAAATTAAGATAGGACAAATCACCATTGATCGATAACTCATCCTTATACTTTTGAATAGACTGTTCGCCTCTAGCGTAAAGACGTAGTTTATGAAACTTAGATATATTATTGTTAAATCTATTGCCCCCACCATGTGATTTAGAAAACCACTCATGCTGTATTGCTTTTGCAACCTTCATACCATAGTCGTGACTCATTTTTTCTAAGTCACTAACTACTTGGCTAGGAAAATGTCTATTTATAACTGATTCTGCCATGCTTAATTTTTAATTATTTTACTCGCGCTTCCTACTTGATTATATTTAGCAAAACTTATTCCTACTGGTGTTCTTTCTATTTTAGCATTTGGAGCATATAAATGCCTGTTGCAAGCCATAATGGCTAATCCAGAGCTTATAGTTGCATCAAACTTTGTTCTTCTATTTATATCAAACCTACTCCAATCGTTTAAAAGATCATTAAAATATAAATCACCATACCCACCTTCCTGCTGTAAACCCACGTGGTTTTGAATATACATCTCAATAGCCGCTGCGTGAGCTTGTTTTATATCTTCACTTGAATTAGGTATGCCACCTACTTCTTTTTCTGCTACAGATAATTTGTTCCATACCTTATCAGGTCTATTCATACTAAACCCTCTGTATCCTCTCCTTCTTAGATAGTATAACAAACGAGGTTTGTTATTCTCTGCTAATATAGGCATACCGTAAAACACTATAGCCATCAACATATCTTCAAAAAACATCTCAGCTGTTGGTGGTCTTGACAAGTACTCTAAGAAGAAGCTGTTTGCTGGTGCTTGATCCATGCTAAACTTAGTTAGACCGTGTAATGCTCCTTTAGATCCCTTGCCATCAACCGTTCCTGATATATCATAACTATCACAACCAAAAGCACCTATGTGTTCATTGGAAGGATATCTAATACCATTTTTAAGATAACTCCTATTTTGCATGTTAACAGGTGGGACCCAACTTACTTTAAACCTACCCTTTGCATCTGGATAGAATATAACCTTTGAATCTTTAATACCATCAACCCATTGAAAATTACCTTGAGTAACTCCTAGTGTTCTTGACATCTCTTCGTTGTAGTCTATCTGCTCGTATATCTTTACTAAATTAAAGATAGAGTTTTTAGACTCATCTCTAAATGCATGTTCTGTTGTTCTTGGAAACTGACGGTAGAATTCGTTTAATCCATCATGATCTGACTTTAAACCATCAACTTCATTTTGCCAGTTATCTATTACACCTACATCTATTAATTCACCGTCTGGAGCGAATCTATCGACGTCAGGAGTAGTGAAAACTGGAACTCCGTGCTCATCAATAAATCCTTCATAGTTCCATTCCATTGGGATAAACAAAGAGTATAAACCAGACTTTGTCTGACCATTCCTATTTCTTGTTGTAACGTCTGAGGCATTGTATAATTTTTTAAAGTTTTCACCACCTTTATCTAAAGCATTTGATGTTGATCCCATCATGCACTTACCTATAATTCTAGAACCTAATCTCAAGCAAGTTTTTGTAACCCGCCAGTTGTTTAGTATATTGTCTGGTCTCTCCCATTTACCACTTTCATCATGTACTAACAAGGCAAGTTTCTCACCATCATAACTATTATCTCCAGTATTCTTCCAGTCAATTGTTGTATCTAATCCCTGTATGTCCTCCAGCTTTTCATTAACCGTGATTTTCTTTCGAGTAAATTTACTAGCGGGTACGCGATAAGCAAGCTCGGATTTTGGGCGATCCATACCATCTTGTATAGGTTTAAAAAAGAATGGGTAATTGATTGATATAGGTACAACTTTGTCGGTAAACATTTTTTTAGCATCAGCTCCTGATTTAGATAGTATTCCATATCTACTATCACTTGCAAGGGTGGCTAAATTAACCGCTTCTGCTGAAGACATAAAAGAAAACCCAGATCTTCTGTTTTTAAGGTAACACATACCATAACATCTTTTGTCCGCCTTACAGGCCTCCCAAAATATAAAGAACAATCTATTTGCCTCCCTAAAGTCTGGTGCCCCAACATCAATCTTGCTCCATTGCAAGTACATATAGTGAGTACCTGTTATCCAGGTTTTCCTACCATTATTAGTAAACCAAAATCCCTCTTCTCTTCTTCTAAATTCTTCATCTATATAATCGTGCCATTTGTCCTTTTGCTCTTCTGGATATGATCTCCAATCAAAAATGTTCTTTAAGCGCTCCAATTCCTTCGGCTGATCAAACTTAACCCATTTATCTTTTGGGTCCTTATACACGTCCTTAGGCACCTTAGGTAGAGCGATGACTAGGTTTTGTATTTCTATGATTTCTCCTATCTGACCGTTACGAGAAAGGACTATTATATCTTGTTCTTTGTTGTAGCCGTACTTCCACTTCTTTCCTTTATTCATCCTGGAAATAGTAGTCTTTTTTATAGGCTCAACTGTCTTAACTAAACTTTGCTCGTACATTACTTAGATCTACCTTCTGCGAATCCTTTAAAAGTTTTTTCCTTTGTCTCTTCAGGTGCCTTGCCCTCAAGCAAGTCTTCTTCTTCTTTAATTCTGTTAAGTATTTCAAATGCGTCAAATATAGCTAGTTTTTTAGTTGCTGCAGCATTCTTTAGTTTGTCGGCTGTTAAATCATCGTCTGAATCTACAATAGGCTCTTCACCCACTTTAATCAGCTCTTCCACTGCTTTGTGCCCAGCTTGGATTATACGCCTCTTCGTTTCCTTGATGTTCATATTTGATTGTAATAAAATTAGATAAAATTCGATATAGTTTTTCGCCATCAACGATAAACTCGTATTCACTCTTTGGTCTAAAACCAATGAGATCGTTTACTTCTACAGTACCATCAGAGTACTTGACGATACCTTGTAGGGGTTTTTCAGATTTAGTGTTAAATTGATCCGTAGCTTTTAAAGGCATTACAAAACAATATCCCTTAGGGCAAATCCACTCCCCATCTCTTTTGTATAAAAAGATTTGATCTGCACCTATAAAGTAAGTTGATTCGTTAAAATAGCTTCTGCTATTTTTTTCTATACCTCTCACGTCATTCCATCGTCTAAAAACGTTATGGTGTATTAAAACTGTGTCACCAGCCATTATGTCCGCGTGACCAACGATAGGTGTAGATACCACCGTAGCCTCTCTGTTAACAAACTGATGATTATAAATATCAGTGTTTAGTATTAGCTCTCCGCCGTCTAACTTCTTAGTGTTGTTGTATCTTTCTCCTTTTGGCGTTACAACAAAGTCGTGAACGCTTTT